TGCCTTCGTCGGATTGCCCGTGAAGGAAACGCCGTTCGGATGCAGCACGAAAGCCTTTCTGTTGATGAGGAAATCCTCGGCCTTGAGCTTGTCGCGATCGGTATCAGTCGAAATAAGGCCGCTCGGTGCGCCGCTGTCTCTCGTAAACGCCCCTGCGCCGATGAGGTAGGTGTCGTACACACCGGAGTTCACCGGCAGCGAGTCATCCACGATGACGCGGTAGCCGAGGTAGGTGTCAATCTTCACCTTGAGGTCGCTCGAGTACTCGGTCTCAATCTTCTGCTGCTTCTGCAGCTTCGTATAGGTCGCGGAGTGCATGGCGACCGCGGTAATCTTGTCGTACGCGTCACCCATCAGGTTCTTTGCGTCAAGCGTTGCATCCACACCAATCACGGCGTCAGCACCGGACTGCGTCGAGATGTCCAGCAGGTGCTTCGTGGCCAGCGCACCGGACGCGCCGAAAAGACCCTTGAGCACGCTGATAAAGACAGCCTGCTCTCTCTCGAGCCACCAGTCCGAGACCATGCCCATGATTGCCGCCATCGGGTCAGAACCGCCCTTCACGCGTGCAAGGTCGGTCGTGCCCCACGACTTCTGTCTGATCAGGAGCGTAGCGCGCTCGTTTCCCGGCTGCACGCCGTCCGGAGTGAGCGCGTCCTCGCCGAAGACCTCATCGTCTCCGGAGAGCGGCTTGTAGAACGGCATCACAACCATGTTGCCGCCCAGCGGCGTGCCGTTAATCACCTGCGCAACCCGCGCATCCGGGGTCGCGACACCGGACTGCACAAGCGCAGACTTCTCCGTGGTTCGCTCGTTCACATAGGTGGTGAAATGCTCCGGTACGATTACCATGTCTGCAAACTTCGTAATTGCCATTTATCTAATCTCCCTTCGTTAGTTGGCGTCAGCTGCCGCCATGAGAGCCTTTGCTCTCTCGGGGTCTGTCGCCAAAATTTCCATCTGCTTCGAATAATTGATATTTCCCTTTGCCCAGGGGTTGCCCTTGGTGTCCACCGCGCTGCCGCCCTTCCTCGGCTCGCCGCCTCCGTTCTGGAAGCGCGCCTTTACCTTATCGGCGACAAGCTTGTCGATGAGATCCGCGAAAGATTTGACACGCGCTTTCGTGTCGTCTTCGTCCGCGCCGAGCACCAGAGAGACGATATCGTCTGCGATGTCAAGGCCTGCAGCCTTCAGCTCCTGCGCTGCGAGGTAACGGTTCTTCATTTCCGCGAATTCCTTCTGCTGCGCCGCGAGCTTGTCTGCAGCTTCCTTCCGCTCGAGCTCCTTCCGCTCGTCCTCAGTGAGCTTCGCTTTCTTGAGCTCTTCCAGGGCAGCTTTCAGCTCTTCGTACTGCCGCTTGCTGTCCTCGAGCTCCTTTTTCTTTGCGTTGCCGACACGGTTCGCCGCGCGGTCCCGCTCCGACTGCAGCATCTTCTCGACAGCTGCCCGCGTCTTCTCATCGAGCCCTGCGAGCGGGTCTTCCGGATTCGACTCTCCGTCGTCCGGCTCTTTGGTGTCATCCTCACAGGTCGGCAGGAGGTCCTTGTACTCCTCCTCAGTGACCGCTCCGCTCTTCAAAAGCTCATCCAGTTTCGTCTTCTTCATACTGCTCCTCTCTGAGTGCTATCTTCGATAGCCCACTTGTGTTTTTCGGAGTGCGCGCCTCTTCCCCACCTTCCGGAGTGTCCGCCGGTGCGCCCACCAGTGCATCAAAAAAGCACAGCCGTTATGACTGTGCTTGTGTTGCTGTTATTTAGTTGGTTCGGCCGAAGAAACCGATAAGCTATGTGAAAATTATCTATCGTAGCTCCAGCCATACGTGTCTTCAAACACCTCCCGGCAATGTTCCTTAATCATTTCAAAGTAGCGCGCTAAAGCGTCTTTCGCCACCTGAGGTGCGTCTTCTCGTAGCTTTCCCTTCTCCAAGTAAGGCTCAAAAACAGCTGCTAATTTGAGCTCCTCTTCTGTATGTCTAATATGCATCCCGGTCTCCTTTCTTCTGCCTCATCTTTTTCACTCGTTGTGAGGCTTCATACTCTGCTTCTACCTCTTCAAATTTGCCTAGACAAAAAGATTCCCAAGCATATCTGCTGATCTCGTATGCCTTTTCTTCAGTAATTCCTAATTTTTTGATTCTTTTTTCGCATTTTTGCCGCAGCCATTCGAGGTAAGCATTATAATTTTTGTCTGTAATGACCGGCCAGCCTTCGTGACGTGCTTCATAATCCTGCTTCAAGTGCCACATCTCATGTATTTCAGTATAGCACTTTTCATGGGGCGGCGCATTTAAAATCGCCGGGATGTATCGCACTGTCTTCAGTACTGAGTTATAGCTGCCCCACGCAGTGGTCAGCTCCTCCGGAGAAACTATTATGACAATTGGAATCTCTGTGAGCGGGATCCCAAGTTCGCGCATTGCGTCTCTGGTATTCTGAACAATCGTATGCAGCGCCTTAGGCTTTATTTTTTCCACTTTCTCTGAAACATATACCGGCGTGTCATACGTAACGATTCGGCGGGCAACCACATTTCGAAATTCTCGCGTCTCGCCGCGCTCAACCTTACCATAGTTCCGTTCCTGGATGCTGTCCCCACCAAAAACTCTTGTCGTCTTCTCCATCCGGTAGGTCAAAAAGCAGCGGCAGTTGATATCCTCTCCCGCGACACCCATTTTGCCGGGCGCGGGTCCGCTTGCGCCGGAAGGAAGCTTAAAATCCTCATTGAGCGGGACCTCCACGCCGTCCATGGCAACGTGATTATAAAAGCCGGGCTTACCGCTCTTCCACCCGTGCTTTGTCTTGTATCTGCGGTTTGGCCGGACGCGCTCATCCTTCATGGTGTTCCAGCGTTTCAGCATCTGGTAGCCCGCAAGGGCGGCTTTCTCCTGTAGCGCTGCCGCTGCGTCGCTGTTACCGGCCTCTCTGACTCTGTGCGCCTCGGTCCTTGCGATGCGGACCGCTTTGCCGTAATACCCGCCTGCGCCGTCTGCGCCCGCAAGGGTCTCTGCGATGCGCCGCGTCATCGTGTCGTAGCGGTCGCCCTGACTTAAGCCCACGCCGACCGATTGCTTTATGCCGTAGATGATCTCTCCACGCTTCTTCTCCAGACGGTCCGCAAGCGTGAGGCCATTCACGGGATTGTGTACCGCCTCTGCGATTACCTCCGGAGCGACCGCGCGAATTGTCTGAAGACTCTCCTGCAAAGCATCATCAGTCGCAGCGCGCTGTACCGCTGACACCATGCCGTCATAGCATTTTGCGTAGCTCTCTTTGGCGAGCTGCTCTATGATCCTGCATTCCTCCAGGGACGCAATGCCGGTACTCCGCATAATCTCTTCTAAGAGCCTTGCGTCCATGCCGTCACGATGCAGCACAGCATAGTCAATCGCACCCGTTTCCGGATCCGCATACCGCGCATACGATTCAGCAACACGCTCGCCGATTTCCTTCATGAGCTGCCGATAAAGCTTTTTGAGCTCTTTCACAGCGCTCTGCTCTCTGTGCTCTTCGATTCTCCGGACCGTGCTTAGATACCGATTCAGTGCGTCGCCTGTGCCGCTCATTCAGCTTCACCGCCCTCAGGTGGTACATTCGTACCCTTTTTGCTTACCGTGCCTTCCTCGTCCGTCTCTTCGCTCTCAGGGGCTTTCCCGAAAAGATTCAGTGCGTCCTGCTGCCGCTCCTCTTTCAGCGCAAGCAAGTAGTCGATATCGTCGACCGCGGAGAGCTGATTATAGGCAATCTCATCCGGCACGCCTGCATTGATGAGAGCCTGCACGGCCTGCGCTTCCGAGAGCACATCGACCGGGAAGTTGCGCTTGTATTCGACATACGCCTGCAGGTAGTCAAACGGGATGCTCTTTTTCACAAAGGCCGAGCCGAGCAGCCGGAACATATAGGTATCCGCGCTGTTCATTTTCGCCTCAAAAGCGCCGCACTTTGCCTCAAAGGCCGTGAGCTTAAACTTGAGGCTGATGCCGCTTGCAGCATTGAAGGTTTCGTCGTTTAAGTTCGGCGTTTTGGAGAAGCGATAGATATTTCGCTCGAGGCGGTCGAGGTGATGCTCATTGAAAGAGTCATTAATATCCTTCGTGAGGTAGTACACCCTGTGCGTGCTGTCCGCGTATCCGGGACTAATCTGCAGCACACCGGCGCGATCCACCTCCGCAAGCTGTGCCTGGGAAAGCTCGCCGATGCCGTCAAGGACCTGCAGCGCGTGAGTGTTGCCCTCCGCGTCATTCGCGTTGTCCGAGACGGTCTTGTCGTACTCATCGATGAGCGCCATGACACGCTCCGCGCTGCTAAGCATCTCGCCATTCAGCGGGATTGCCTGGAGCGGGCAGAAATCGAAGAGATGCTCTTCCTCTCCGGAGCGCAGGAAATTACCGAGAGCGCCCTCAAAATGATGCACGCTGTGCCCGTCGTAGGCGTCCGCATGCCACACCTCTGCGCCGGAGATGCTTGTGGTTGCGTAGTACCGGACAGCGTAGTCGGGCTCTTGAATCTTATCTCGCGCCAGCACGATAGTCTCATACGGCGGCACGACCATCACGCGCTCATCACCGTGCCGGTCAATGTAGAAAAGCCGTCCGGCATAGCCGCACACGGAAGCGAACTTTGTAACTTCAAGGTTTACATCGTACATATTGTTCCGTGTGACGAATTCCGAGAGGGCCTTTTTCGCCGCCTCAACGGCAGCCTCTCCGCCGGTCGCGCTCTCCGCGCTCTCATCCTCTGCATAGCTGTAGGATGCAGCCTTTCCGGCAAAATAGCCGACCATCACATCATTGATTTCGCCGAAGAAGTCATTATTGACTTTATTATTCAGCTGCGGGACTGCATTGCCGCTGCCGTCCTCCAGCCCATCGGAAAAGCGCGGAATGCGCGAAAAGATAGGCACCTTGTCCTCGTAGCATTTATATCGCTCGTATAAATCCTTCGTGCGACAGCGGTTCAGCTGATGCGCATTGATAATGCGGTTTACGATGTCATCCGTAAAACCATTTTCGTCGATATAGTCGATGTACTCGCTGTAGTCGGGATAGTCGTCCGTTCTCCTCATAGTCTTGCCTTTCCGGGCTCCGCCCTTGCGCCGCCATACAGCACGCCGATGCCGTATCGCATGGAGTCCATGCCGTGTGAGAATTCATGGTCGGGCTTGTCCGTCGGCTGCCCGTCGCGGCCTTTTGCCCAGCAGTAATTCTCAATTTCTTTCTTGAATTCAATGCAGCGCGGATGCACGACAATCTGAAAATTCTGAATGAATTGGATGCCGTGATTCACGCTGTCGCGGCCTTTAAGCGACGGCTCGGCCTTGAGGCCAAGCTGCCTAAGCTCCGCTATGGATTTCGGCTCCGCGCTGTCGCAGACAATGCGCTGCCCGCCATAGCCCTTCTCAATGATTGCCTTTGCAATTTCTTGGTTTGTCGCTCCGGAGCGGTACCACTCATCGAAAACATAAATTTTCTTCTCTGCGTCATCGACCAGCTCACAGACAAAAGCGTTCGGGTCCGTAAAGCCGAAGTCCAGATTGAAGGCCGATTTCATGCCGGGCTTTGCCCGCAGCGCGTCAACGTCGAAATCCTCGTACACGACATTCGTGTAAATAAGCCCCTCCGCGATACCCCAATCGCCGTCACCTTCGATGCGGTAGCGGCGCGGATTCTGTTCCTTCATTTTTCGGAATATCGCGCGGTCGGCTTCATCCAGCCATTCGTTGCATTTCCAGGTCGTGGTTTTCGTGAAAACCTCATCGTCCGGCATGTCGAAGAACCGCTTTTTAAGCCAGCTGGTCGCACTCCATGGATTAAAGGTCAGTGTGATTTGCTTAAAATACCCGTCCGGTACTTCGCCACGGATTGACATATCCAATTTGTTGAAATCGTCTTCGTTCGCGAGCTCATAGGCCTCCTCGATCCACACAAAGCAGAGCGTGCCGTAATCGACCGAAATTGATGTGATTTTCAGACCGTCATCCAGTCCGCGGAAAAGGATTTTCTGCCCGGTGGAGCGGCGCGTAATCTGCATCGGCGATACCGTGCAATCGAAATACGCGTCTACGCCGAGGCGGTGAATCGCCCACTTGAGGTCAGAGAAGACCGAATCGCGCAGCGTATTTGAGTACCGGCGCACGCAAAGCGCGTTGCTCTCCGGATACTGGAAAAGCCGGAAAATCAGATTAAGCGCAGCCGTTTTGCTTTTCTTGGATCCACGGGACCCTTTGCACACACGGTAACGCTTTTTTGTCTTCCAAAAATCCGCGTAGCCGGTGCCCACAAGCTCCTGCAAAGATAATCGCGACATGGGTCACCGCCTAAAGATGTCTTTCAGCACAAGACGTATGTACAGGTGAAGCAGTGCCAGCGTGGCTATGAAACACAGCTCCGCCCTGCTCATCTTCTTCGTCCCCTCTCAGCTGTCAGTACCATGCCTTCCCTCCTTTCATACAAACATTTTTGCCAGATACCACTTTTTAGCCTGCTTCTCGCGCTCAATCTGTGCCTCCACAAGCCGAATCTCCCGCGCGATTGCCGCCTGCTTCTCTACGATGTCGCGGCGCGTCTCTGCATCGTCGTGCCATTGCACCGTAAAATGCTGCAGCGTGTCGAATTGCAGATTTATCGTCGTGCGATACCGCCGCAGGAAATCCGGAAAGCTCCTCTGCACCGTCAAAAAGAGATACTCCGTATCTATCCCGTCGAGCGGCTCAAAGACTGCAAAGCGCGAATCGATTTCGCCCGATACCGCTATCTGCCCTACGAAATCATCTACCGCGCTAAGCTTTACATAGCAGCTACCGGCCTTGTATTTCTTCCCAGCCGCGGCTCGCTCCACCGTGCAGAGCTCCCTGATATTTCTTTCTCTGTGCTCGGTGTATCTCATAGCACTAGCCCCATTTGCCCGTCAGCCTCCAAAATCTCAATGTGCTTTTTCACTACCGCCATATCTTTGTCGCCTCCGCACAGATCTCGCATCATGCCCGCAAGCTCCTTTCGGACGCCCGCCTCCTCGGCCTCTATGTCTTGCAGCTCTTTGAGCAGTGTCTCCATATCCGGCAGCGGCTCGGGTACATGCGTGTCTACATACCGCGGGATATTGAGGTTGTAGTCATTCTCGGCCATTTTGTCCGGCGTCACGAGCTCCGCGTACCGCTCCCAACTCTTTCGCACTCTAAAAGCCGCAATAACCCGCTCGATGTGCTCCGGCAGCATGTCATTTTGCCTTGAGCCCTTTTTGAAATCCTTCGACGCGTCAATAAAAAGCGTGTCCTTGCTGCCTTTCTCGAGAATAAAAATAAACACCGGAATGCCGGTGTTTAAGAAAAGCTTATCCGGAAGCCCAATCACCGCCGAAATCAGCCCTTGCTCTATCAAATATTTGCGAAATTCCCTCTCGCTATTTCCTCGGAATAGCACGCCATGTGGCAGAATTGCGATAAGCCTGCCGCCCTCTTTTAAGTGCGCAAGCCCCTGCATCACAAATCCGAAGTCAGCCTTGCTCGCCGGGCAGCAGATACCAGAAAAGCTATACTCTTTCGTGTCAGGAAAGCTCATGCTGTACGGCGGATTCATGATAACATTGTCGAATTTGCCTGCTTCGCTTATGTCGGCCTCGACTACACTCGAGAACCTCTCCCCCGGCATTACTTCCCACTGCTTGGCAACCGTCCCGCGCAGACAGTCCGCTTCTTGCATAATTCCGCTCTGATTCTGAATCGCTGCATTGAGCAACGCAAAAGGAATTGTACGCGTCGAAAATTCCTGCATGAAAAAATCACGCTTGCTGTGCTTAACCGCCGCCTCTGTAAGACTTCCGGTTCCCGCGCACATGTCGAGCACGGTTCCGGGCTTCATGAGCCTGGCCACAAGGTCACAAATGCAGTCCGGTGTGAAGTCCTGCTTGAGCTTCGACCGGTCGCCCGCGTCCGACTGAAAGTAGTCCCGCAGGGAGCTTTCCGCAAAAAGCTCCGCCGTGGCCGCGATCTTTTCTTGATCGCCCACCAGCAAGGCCGCCAGGATTGCGTCGGGCAGCCTGTAGCTCTCTTTCTCTCCGAAAATCTCCAAAAGACTTGGCACGCGCGTCTCCCTTCTTGCGTAAAAACTTGAGTTACCTTGCGTTAATTCGCAACTTCTGTGCCCGCCGGGGGCTGCTCTGCGTCCCGTGTGCTATCCCAACGGCCGTCTGCAGCCACATAGTAGTAATACGGCGCGCCGCCGGCCGAGGGCTGTGTGCCGCGCACATAGGCGTCTTTCGCCATGAGACCGGTCTTCGTGAGGTAGTACTGCGCGCCCTGGTACTCAAGCCACTGCCCGGAGAGCATGCCGCCATCTCCGGCGAGGTAGTACCAGCCCGCTGCATCCTGAAACCAACAGTCGCGGATGAGGTTTCCGGCGTTGTCGAAGACGTACCAGCGACCGCCGATGTATTTCCACCGACCTGCGACAAGGGTGCCGTTTTCGTCGATGTACTGCCAGCTGTTACCCTTCTGCTGCCATCCGGTGTGCGCGTTTTCCCGATGCTTCGCGCAAGCGGTGTAGGCGCACCAAGACACATACTCCGCGCACCAGTACGCGCCGTTCATGCCGTACCATGCGCCGTACTTCGTGTAGTTTGCGTCGCCAGGATTGCCGGTCTTGCTCTCCAGCTGTGCATTGCTCGCCTTTTCGACATAGCCGACCTCCCCGAGCGCGACCGCAATCAGCTCTTCGGCTGTGCAGGTGTCAGCACCATAGCGCGGGCGACCGAAACCGTCGATCAAGTGCCCGTTTCCGACCTCAGAGGGCGAGAATACATAGGTTTTCAGTGCCACGCACCCACCGTCACGCGAAAAGTACTTACCCGCAGCGGTGTTTCCCTCCACCGTCGTGATCCGGATTTTCCCAAAGGCAAGCCGCTCGACCTTGGTCACAAGACCTACATGCGCAACGCGGTTTTTTGCTTTGCTGAAAAAATACACGATGTCGCCCGGAAGCGGGTCTTTATACCACCGTCCCGCGCGGACGAAATAGGCCTTGCCGTCCACGGTAAAAGAGGTGTAGCCCCCGCACAGCAATTTCTGTCCTGCCTGATATGAATTCATGCTGCCTCCTACTCTTTCAGGTCATCCACGATGACCACCGCGTCCATGGTGACGCCAACATTTTCTTTGAAAATTCCGTACCGTTTGCCGAGAAGCTCGGCGGCTTTCAGCCGGTCTTTCGCAGCTACATCAATCGCTGTGATATCCTGCATGCCGTCGCCGATCAGCTGCAGCGTCTGCTCGCGCTGCTCGCCGCGCATGATAGAGGTGAGATACTCTAAGACCTCTTGCGCGTCCGCGACCTTTGCGGAATGCAGCTCATCCAGCAGCTTTTTCAGGTACGCTTGCACCTGAGGGTTTTTCATGAGGGTGGTGCTTACCACCGTAGAATTCCGCTTTGAATATCCTGCGCGGATAGCCGCCTGCGACGCATTGCCGTCAATCAGGTACTCCTCGCAGAATCTACGCTGTCGCTCTGTCATTTTTGCCATCGCAAGCTCCTTTCTCTGAAATAAAAAAAATCCCGGCGGGCAGGAGGTCGCCTGTCCATCCCGAGACCAGGCTAGGAGAATCCCGCCGGGAAATAAAAAAGACCGCGGGGAGTCCCGTGGTCTTCTTCACCCTACACTATAGCACAGTCGGCATATAACATTCAATAACATTTACTATGTTTTAACTAACATTAACTATATACATTTATGCATTAAATAATGCATATTTTCTCAAGTGCCTTAAGCCCCTTCCGGTGCAGCACGAAGGCGTGCTGCTGCACGATATTCATCTCTGCCGCAATCCGCTCAAAGCTCTGGTACTCGACATACCGGCGATACAGCACTTCCATCTGCAGCGGATTATCGAGCTTCTGAATCACCCGAATGATACTGTGCTTCTCATCGACGAAGGCGTCAATCTCTGCATTGATTTCCTGCTCGAGGGCGATTATCCGGAGCACCGGCGTCACAAAAGGCGCATCTCCGGAGCCACTCGTCTGCACCCGCTCTCTTGAGGTATCGAAACCCGCGACACAGGTGGAGAGAGCTTTAAGGGACTCCAGCTCCCGAAGCTTTTGATTGATTACAGTGTCCAGCAGCTGCAAGCGCTGCAGGCGCGTCTTTACATCCATTTCTCTCCCTCCTCTCGAAGCAAATCCAGATTGTCCCCGCAAAGCTCTTTATTTGCCTTCGCCTGCTTCACGCTCCGGAGCTCTTCCCGGTAGCGTGCCGCGTGCTCTTTCGCCGAGGCCTTTGCTATCTTTCGCCCATCCGGACTAAGCGCTGCTCCGGAAAAGTGCTTGCCGGTCTCTGCCATTCGCTTGGCCTCGCTTGCCTCGGTCTGATAGGTGATGCAGCGCTTGCTCGCAGCCCTCCAGAGCTCCGCGTACTCGGCCTCTCGGCGCTCAAGATGCTCGACAAGCTGCTTAAAGCGCTGCGGGCGATAGTACGGCTCGGACCGGTCAATAAGCTTCAGAAAGCGCCTAAATCGCACCGTCTTGCACGGCAAAAATTCGTCCAGGTCAAACACCATGCGGCAACTTTCATCCCATGAATCCTCAATCGTCAATCTAAGCTCCTCCATGCTCTCTCCTCTCTTTCAGCGCCCTCATGAGGGACGCTTGCGTGACGTCCTTGCTCTGTAAAGCCCTCATCACCTGCTCATCGACCGTGCCGGTGGCAATGAGATGATGTATGATTACCGGTTTTTCCTGCCCCTGCCGGTGCAGTCTCGCATTTGCCTGCTGGTAAAGCTCAAGGCTCCATGTGAGGCCGTACCAGACGATTGTGTGTCCGCCCTCTTGGAGGTTGAGGCCATAGCCGACGCTCGCCGGATGCGCAAGCAGCACTTTTATCTTTCCGGCATTCCAATCAGCGATGTCCTTCTCAGTCTCAAGGATTCTCGCCTCCGGAATTTTTCCCCGGATAGCGGCAAGGTCATGCTTGTAGCTATAAAAGACCAGCACGGGGCTGTCGGTCGTGTCGACAATCTCCGACAGCGCGTCGAGCTTCGCCTCGTGGATTTTCACCGGCACCCCGTCGACGCTGTAGACGCTGCCGTTTGCAATCTGTAAAAGCTTTCCCATGACTGCCGCTGCATTGAGTGCTGCAATGTCCTCATCGTCTATCCGGAGTAGCTGCTCTTCCTCCATACGCCTATACGCTGCCATCTCGGAGGTAGACAGCTTCACGGGAATCACATTGTCGATTCGCTTCGGCAGCTGCAGGTAATCGGCAGCGCTCATGCTGATGCAGATATCGCTGATCTTTTTCTCGATGACCTCCTGCGCCCCGCGTATCGGCTCCCACTTGTATGTGGTGTAGCCGTTCCTCGCTCCCGGCCGGAAATACGCTTCGCGGTATGCGCCGATCGTCCCACCGAGACGCTCGCCTCTGTCGAGAAGGTAAATCTCCGCCCAGAGATCCATAAGCCCATTCGGCGACGGCGTGCCGGTAAGACCTACCACGCGCTTTGTGTGCGGCAGCACTTTCCGGAGAGCCCGGAAGCGCTGTGCCTGCGGGTTCTTAAAGCTCGACAGCTCATCGACCACTATCATGTCAAAGGGCCATTTTTTGCGCCGCTGGTAAGTCTCGACAAGCCATTTCACATTATCCCGGCCAATCACATAGATATCTGCATCCGCTGCCAGCGCGCTTAGGCGCTGCTGCTCGGTGCCGAGGACTTTGGAGATCCGGAGATCCTTTAGGTGGTCCCATTTTTCGTGCTCTCTGGTCCATGTGTCCTCTGCGACGCGCTTCGGCGCGATGATCAGGACGCGCGACACCTCGAAGCAGTCATACATGAGCTCTTGGATAGCTGTCATCGTGATGACGGTTTTGCTAACCGAGGCCCATCTCCAGCAAGAGGCCGATATTCGGCTTTTCGACTGTCAGCGCGATTGCGCGCTTCTGGTAGTCGTGTGGGATGAACTTCATTTGGCATCACCTCCCCTCAGCTCTCGTATAAATTCTTCGGCCTCGGCGCGCCCTGTGATTGTCCGGACATCTACGCCAAGGGCGCGAAGACTCTCCTGCTGCCACACCTGTATGGGCGAAAGCCGGCCCTTTGGCGCTTTCAGCTCTACCAGATAAACCCTGCCGCCCGGAAGAAAGACGATACGGTCGGGCACACCGTCATTTCCGGGGCTTGTAAATTTGAGCGCCCTGCCTCGCAGATTTTTAATCTGCTCTCGCAGCCATTTTTCAATTTCTCTCTCGCGCATATCCCTCCCAACAACAACTCGGGTTACAAGTCATCATTTTTCTATATACGCGCGTATATGCGTCCACGCGGGCGCTTTTTCGCGTATTTTAGGTAAATATAAGTTGTGTATAAGAAAAAGTTGTAACCTTGTAACTTTTTCCCCGCAAAGCCTTTATTTATGCGGGCTCGCGGGCGGTTACAACTCGGTTACAAGTGCGGTTACAAGTTGGAGTTGTAACTTTTTCAACTTGCAACCCTATTGCATTTTTGGTTACAACTTTGACTTGTAACCAGCACTTGTAACGCTAAGCCGCATCCCTTTCTCAGCCATCTGTCCGCTTCGCATACGGACGCTGCGCGCCATAGCCAGGGACCTTTTCAACCTCTCCGGTTCTCTCCCATCCGGATAACCTCGCCATAATGGCAGCAATCTCGTAGCCGTCTTGCTTCTTCCAGGCATTTTTAGGCCGACCGAAGCACTCCACGAAAATCTCCTTCGCGCAAACGCGCGTCCGCTGCATTGTGCCTTCCTGCTGCTTCGGTGACAGTACATCCCGCTGCCGGAAATAGTCGCAGCGCTTATCAATGTCCCAGCTGTACCAGCCCTCGGGTAAAAGCGTCTCGAGGTAATCAATCACCTCTCCCTCGCGGTCGTCGTACTCAAGCGCTGCCTGCTGCGCCTTCGCGGCTTCCTTTTCCATAGCGGCGTCAAGGAAGCTATCCTCTCCGTCCGTCGCATACTGCACAGCTTCGGCCCATATCTGCGACCGCGCTTCCTCAGTCATGTCCCAGATAGAGAGCTTTCCGCCGCCATTTACCGTGACCGGCCAGAATCTCCGGTTGCCGGTCGTATCGCGCAGGAAGCCCGTCGTTGAATTCGTCGTACCGCATATAATCGCCGTGCGCGGGTGTCTCTCGACTACGCGCCCGTAGGCCGCTCGGTACTCGTCCACCTGCCTGCTGATAAAGCCTTTCATGACATCGATATCCGCTTTCCGCGTGCCCTGCATCTCGCCGATTTCCATGATCCAGACGCCCTGCAGCTTCTCTGCTGCAGTCTTGTCTCTCGTGTCCGCAAGGCTCAAAGAGTCACTGAACCATTTGCCGCCAAGTTTCCGGAGTAGGGTGCTCTTTCCGATTCCGGGCTTTCCGTCAAGGACAAGCACCGTGTCGAACTTACAGCCGGGCTCCCACACACGATGGACCGCGCCGATCAGCGTTTTCCGTGTGACCGCGCGCGTGTAGGGCGTGTCTTCCGCGCCGAGGTAATCGACTAAAATCGTGTCGACTCTCGGTGTGCCGTCCCACTCAGGCAAGCTCTTTAAGTAGTCCCTCAGCGGATTAAAGCGCCGGCCGTCGACTGCGCGCGTGAGTGCTTTCGTGAATTTGTTTTCCGGAAATTGTACGCGGTAGGTGTCAGCAAGGTAGATGTAAAGCTGCGCCTCATCCGCATCGCGCCAGAATTTATTCGGGTGCTTCCACGGAAGTTTTCCCTGAATTTCGATTGCACCGGTCAACTCATTAAAGCGGATGCCCTTAAGTTCCGGGGCATTCTCGAGAATGAGAGAAGCATTTGTGATTACCGGCCGAATGTCGCCGTTTTCATTCCGGAGCAGCTTTTTTGTCCAGTCCTCATCCGGCGCTGCTGCAGTCTCATCCCCGAAATCGAGCACGGCGCTCTCTTTATGGTCCCGGTCAAACGTAGACACCGTGTCGGGGTCTGCTGCGGCAAATTCTGCCATCGCTTTGTAGCTTTTCAGGTCCTTGCCGCTCTTTCCCTCATACCCTTCGTCGAGGTCGCCGAATTTATGAATGCGCACCAGGTCGAAAGCATTGCAGAGCTGCCCGCTCGCGGGGTCGGTCGAGTGATTCGAGTAGGCGAAAAGGTCGCCGTCGTAGACCACAAGGCCGGAGGCTGTCGTACCTGCAGCATAGGTGTAGCGGTCGGGGCGCGCGGTCTCCGTATAGACCTCAGGCAGGAATTTCGCGATGGCCTCCGGAATCGTGTATGTCCGGCAGAATGCGCCGACGATGCCTTTTTTGGCTGTCGGGTCGCCCTGCTTGTCGGCCTGTTTTTTCCGGAGACCGGTCATCCGTGAGGACTCCGGCCAGTAGCTCGTGTCCATCCAGTCCGGATACTCGGCTAAGACCTCATCGGCATTAAGAAACGGCGCGTCATAGGAACGGAATTCCGGCTTTACATCTGCGCTATTGCTCGGCCAGTACATGAGCCGTGCGGGCTGGAAAGTCGAATCGTCGAAGTAGTCGATGCCGATTTTCTCCGCGATTTTACGCGCGATAGCCTCGTACTCATCCGGCGACACCGCACGGGACAGGGGCATGATGAGCCTAAGCCGCGGCTTGTCCGGCGTGTGCTTATGCGTCGAGTAGACCGCCATCGCGCAGTCGAGGTCCAGATTGTCCATAAGGCTTTCCCAGAGGTCAGCCGGAGGGAAATCGAGGTCGAGCGTGAGGATCTGACGGGCTACTACGGCTCCGGTCTTTCTCCGTCCGTCCTTTAAGTGCCCGCCGACAAAGCCGCCGATGTCCTTAATTCTGTCCTGCTCGCTCTTCGGGAGCTTCATGTACTCGGCGTGGGTCTCAGGCGTAGTCACGGACGTAGAGAGCCGCTTTAAGAGCTCCGACCAGAGCATTTCTTTATTTTTCCATGCCGTCTCAAAGCGGCTCTTGCCTATGGAAATCAGGATTTTGCCGTCATTTTCCATCAAATCCCCCCCCCCATCAATCTTTCTTATAGAAATCTGTCTCGTAGGTGTCGCCCTTAAGCGGCAGTCCCGGAGCCCAGTCGATGTCTTGTCCCATGATGTCATTAATCACCGCGGCGGCATCGGCGTCTTCGCACGGCACATCGACAATCATTTCGTCGTGCACATGCATGACAATTTTGTACCCAAGCGCGCTGACGCGTGTCATAGCGATCGCCAGACAGTCTCGCGCAGTAGCCTGGACGATATTCTCTACCAGCTTTCCGCCGTAGGTCTCTGTCTCCCCCCAGGCCTTTGTCTCCTGGTTTACGCCCATGTAGGTGATGTGCTCTCTGCCGTCGCGCGGATCCATTTTTAGCCGCGTGCTCCAGTAGCAGAGCTTCCGGCCGCCCGGAAGCTTTATAAAAAGGTTTCCGTTGATATAGCTAAACGCGATGCCACGCTGCAGCCGCACGGTCCGGTGCTCTGTGATGGCGGTCTTTGCAGCCGTCTCGCAGAGGTACCAAAACTTCTTGATTTTCGGATTTGCCGCCCTCCACGCATCTACGATGCTCTGGAGTTCCTCTTCCGGAATAGAGCCGCTCCGGTCCATGCGCTTCATCGCGCCAACTCCGCCCTGATAACCGCAGGCCAGTGTAGCAACTTTTCCTTTTGCCCTAAGGTGCCCATTTATGCCGTGCTTTTCTACCGGCACGTGATACATCATTGCCGCAGTCTCGCAGTAGATATCCTTTCCTGCGCGGAAAGTGTCGAGGACCCAATCCTCTCCGGCAATCCATGCGACCACTCGCGCCTCGATGGCGGAGAAGTCGGAGACCACAAAGCGGCAGCCCTCCGACGGAACGAAGGCCGTCCGGACAAGCTCCGAAAAGACAAACGCGGTTTCTCCGAAGAGTGTCTGCATTGTGTCGAAATCGCCCGCTGCTGCAAGTTCTCTCGCAAGTGCAAGGTCCGGCAAGCTGTTTCTCGCGAGGTTATGCGTCTGCACAAGCCGCCCTGCCCAGCGGCCTGAGCGGTTCGCTCCGTAGAACTGGAGGATTCCGCGGAGGCGGTCGTCTGCACACACTGCAGCAAGCATTGTGCTGTATTTCGCGACGCTGGTTTTGCCGAGCGCTGTCCGGATTTCGAGCACGCGCCGCACATTGGCGGGAAGGTCGCGATTCTTAAGCGCCTCTTCTATCGTGTCTTTTGTGACGCTGGTCATACCGACATTCTGCTCTGCGAGCCAGCGCTTTAACTGCGCCAGGCTATTCGGGTTTTCGAGCCCCGTGATTGCCTGCGCTTCCGCCTGCAGCTCGCGGCTCCGCCTCGCGTCATAGTCGACAATCTTCTCAATCATTGCGACGTCCAGTCTCACGCCGTTGTCGTTCATCCGCTGATCGAGCGCCCAGAGCGCCTGCTCTTCGTCTATCGTTTTGTACGGTGCAAGCTGTTTCCGGATTTCCTTCTCTGTGACCACGTCCTGCCGGTTGTACTCGATATAAAGTTTCCACTTCTCCGGGTCATGCGCGGGAAGGTTCCGCTCTCTGCCACCGTTCGCCCTTGTGGGCTTACAGGGCTTTGAGAAGTACTGGATGAGCGCTTTACCCTGCGGGTCTTTTAGCTTGTCTTCCGGCAGGCCAAGCGCCGCTCCGGAGCTTGCAAGACTGCCCGGCAGGCCGAGCGTCAGTGCTTTAATCATCGTGCACTGCCACTGCTCGGGCGGCATAGGTTCCTTAAGCCACCGCGCAAGGCAGGTGCGCTCGAAATTTGCATTGTAGGCGGTCTTTATAATGTCGGGATTCATGAGAGCCTCGCAGAAGCTGCGGAGCTCTTCATCCGTGTCCCTGTCGATTGACATCGTGTCGATTACATGCACTTCGTCTTCATCGTCGTAGCTATAGCCGATCAGTAGTACATCAAAGTCCGGCGCCTCCACGTATCTGTAGACGCCGGACTTGATGAGATCCACAGAGCTATACGTCTCGATGTCGACGCCCATCACTCTGCGCATATGCAGCTCCTCTCCTTAGAAATCGTCGTCCTCATCGACCTCGAAGTCATCACCGAAATCGGTCTCTGCCGAAGCGCGTGCGCCACCAAGTGCTTCGTCGTCTTTGAGCTTCTGGATATTATTGAGGCCCACGCCGACGCCGCGGTTGCCATTCGTGTTGAAAGCGTAGAAGTTGATGGACGCTCTTCCCCAGCAGCCAGAATAGACCTCTTCGGGGTCGAGGATTTCGTTCAAATCCTTGTCGACGATTCCCGGCTTTTTCGTGCTGTTCGCATTGAGGAAATACATGCGCTCGTACTCCGGAGCCTCCGCCGCTCTCTCCTCATCGCCGTCGCGGAGCGGAAGCTTAAGGCTCGCGGGCTTCTTGCCGCCCCACTTGGAAGCAATGCCTTCCTGCACAGCCTCATCGATTGCCGCCCTCAGCTTCTTCACCAGCTCCTTGTCCTTCTTCGGGATGAGCAGGCAGATGCTGTATTTCGCATCCTGCCCTGCCTGGAAAGAGCGGCTGTTGAAGATGTTTACATAACTAAAACGAACCAAACCCGTGACAACCTTAGTACTCATAATCAAATCTCCTTTTCAAAATCGGCTGCTGCCGAATTAATAGCTTCTCTCTTGTCACTCTCCGGCACTAAGACCGGCTTCCCCGCGGGCTTTATGATGAGCTCGCCGAGCGTTTCGGTAAGCTTTTTCTTGCCCACAAGCTTTTCCATTGCTGTGATGCCGTAGAGCTTCCGCTCATAAAGCATCGCTTCGTCATATCCTGCTGCCTTAAGCGCATCAGCGACCTTTAAGGCGTCCGCGTACTGTCTGACTGACCGCCCTTCGACAAGCTTCCAGCCGTCGAAGTGCCTGCCCTTAAGCGCCTGGTCAAGCGTCCACGCCTGCACTGCATCAACCCATGATTTGAGCTCTCCGGCGCGCCCTAAGATTTCGCCGATTTCCTCATCGGTGAGAAGCGCAGGATTTTTGAATTCGTCTTTCGCGACGGAGAGGTTGTACTCTGCAAGTGCTCGGCAGCGCACACTCACCGGGCACCAGCGGCACCAGTCCCCGCAGGACAAGCGCTCTGAGCCCGAAAAGGCCTCCTTGGCTCTCGGTGCTACCTCTGTCTCTCCCCAGCACATTAGTTCATCAAGCGGAATCTCTTCGGTGCTGATGTGGTTAAGGCGCGGCTGGATGATGGTATAGCGCGCGGTGTCGAATTCGTAGATGTCCCCGAAAAGTGCTGCCGCGCCGAGCGCATAAAGCCTAAGCTGCGGATTGCCCGGCGCATCGACCTTCACACCTTTCCCGTATTTGAGGTCGATAACCTCGATTGTGCTGCCGCCGATGATGACAGCGTCGCTTGTGCCGAAGGATTCCGGAGCCCATGCGTCGAGGTCAAGCTGCTGCTCTACCATGAGCTCTGCGTCCTCGCCTGCTGCTGCAAGCCGCTCCATGACCGTATCCGCATAGAAATCGGTCGCTTCGTCCATCTCGCCGCACCAGTATTCGCTTTTCCGGAGCTCCTTCATCTGCCTTTCATGCTGTGCCGGTGTAATCTCTCCGGAAAGCATCCGGAGTTTTGACTCTGCGACCGCGTGCGCCAGAGTGCCCTCTGCAGCGTAGGGGCTCTCGGGCGGCTCCGGAAGCCCTGCGCTAAGGGCGATCGAGGCAGGGCAGTTAAGCCACCGCTTGGCGCTGCTTGGCGAGAGCCTTGCGTGATCACTCGGCATTCCGCGCCTTCACTTTCTCCATGAGGGCGGGAAGGTCTTCGAGCTTCACCTCGGTAAGCTTGGAGCAGCCAAATTCCTTGATGAGCTCCTTCGCGACATTTCCGCCGGTCGATTTATTGAGCTGTGCAAGCGCTTTCCGGACCTCAACGCGGAAATCCTCGGTGACTGCAGGCGCTGCCGGTGCAGCTGCCGCCTTCGGTGTCTCTGCCTCAGTAGACGCCTCTTTCCAAGGCATTTCTTCCTTCGGTGCGGACTTCTTTGCCTTCGGCGCTTCCGGCTCTTCTGCGGGCTTCTTCGCGCTCTGAGGGGCGACTACCGCGGTGCCCTTAAATGCCTCGAATTCGTCGAGGGAATCAAATGTGACTGTAATCTTCATTGTTGCATTCCTCCTTATTCATCGGTATTTCAATCCCGGTCAGCTCAGTGAATTTCACTGCGCTGACGAAATAGCTCCACTGCTTAAGCTTCACGGCGTAGCCCCACGGGAAAACGCCGTCTTGCAAACCCTGCGTAACAAATGCTTTCGATTTACCCATGAGCCGCGCGACCAGGTCGACCGGTACATTTACAGCGTCATTCGGCCTCACCTCTGCGATTGGCACGAATTGCTCGAAATAGTCATCCTGCACACCGAGGGCGCGGGCAAATTCGCGCTTACGCGCCCTCGCGGGCTCATTCTTACCGGAGAGGTACTGACTGATAGAGGATTTTCCGACTCCGGTAAGCGCCGACAGCTCGGACTGCGTAAGGCCTTGGTCGCGCATCAGCACTTTCAGCTTCTCTCCGAATGCCATACTTACTCCTTGCTCAGTCCGCCGAGCTCGGCTGCGCATGCTGCATAGCCCGCAATGTCCATGAGACTGTCGAGCGCTTTTCCCGGATTTGCGATAACCCGCGCGATTTTGAATTGAGCCATCATGAGCGCCACATCCATGCCGGAGAGATCCACCTCACAGCCATAAGCGCGATACAGGTAGTCGCTCCAGAAAATCGCGATGGACTCAAAAATCTCCTTCGGAGAGCCGTGCTGCTCTTCCCGCTCTTCGACAATGCCTCTCACGTCCTCCAAAAATACGGTCTTGTCCATTTGTCCTCCTTACTCCGGCATATTCCGGAGATACTCCTCGCAGGCGTCTCTCACCGATTTCAGTGAGAGACTGACAAGCCTTGCGGCCACCTGCTCTTCCTCATCCTCTCCACTTGCGAATCGCTCCCCGACGCACACAATCATTTCGCGGTGCTCTGCGACCGTTTCGAGCAGCTTGTCGAGCTCCTTGAGGTGCTCATCTCACACATGCTTCATGTCGCAGCCTTGTCCGGATTTCTGACCGGCAGTACGATTGCCTTCGCACTGCCCTGCGTAATCAGGACCGGCGCGCGATCGGTCGTAAAGGTCAGCTTCACCGGCCGCTTCTGGTCAAAAGCCTTTAATGAGCTTGCGAGAAGGCTCGGAGAAAAATAGGTTTCAAGCTTCTCGCTCGCTTTGTTTGCGGGTTTGAGCTCCCAGACACCGTCAAGATTCGGGTAATTGCCTTTCTCGACTGACAGCGTGACGCTGTCGTTTAAGCTCCGGTAGGTCGCGGCATCCGCTCCCGCAGTCACCTCTACGTAAGCGGAGCGCTTGTCAAAAAGACCCGCAGGCGGACTTAAGAGAAACTCCCCATGCTCTACGGAAGCCGAGAGCAGCGGCAATGTGAGCTCAAAGGCTCGGTTTCCGTCTGTGCCGCGTACATAGAGTATCCGGTCGTCGATTCTGCCGTACGCCATCGCGCAAACCAGCCTGCGCGGGTTCTTCTGGTCGATGAATGCGCGTGCAAAGCGCACAAACTCGTTCGCGTACGGTGTACCCAGCTGGAAAGTAATGTCTTTCATTCCGGCCACCTCACAGCATCAGGCCGAGGGTCACGCCGATGGCGACCGCCCAGCCCCAAAATGCGACGCCCTTCCAGAAAGAGCTGCTCCACTGCGCCCGCTCCAGCTGCTCGTACACCGATACCAGGTGCCGCTCCAGCCAGGACTGTCTGCGCTTGTCCCTCTCCTGCTCGGCCTGCATCTCGCGGAGTTCTCGGATTAAGCCGTTGCGAGAGCTTTCATTTACGGCCTCGATGCAGCGCTTCTCGCTGCTCACTACATTGATTGCATTCATTCTTCTACCTCTCCTCCATAAACGAGCTCGTATCTCTGTATCTCCTCTAAGGTCAGCCGCCTGTCATACTGCGCATAGCCCCATGCGTGCGTTCGCCCTATATCCGTTTTGACCTCGCGCCGTCTGCGATAGTCGCAGATACTCCGAAGGCCTCCGCACGGGATTGACCACGGCCGCTGCCGCATCGTGTAGTACCGGTACTGCTTCATGCCTCTCCCCCGGGGAGCTTGTGCAGCAGCTCCTCAAGCTGCGCGTGTGCGCTCGCCAGCCAGTAGCGCGCCATCGCTGTGTAAAAAACATCCATTGCGCTGAGCCCGCTGAGGTCTGTCTTGTCCAGTCGGTCCGTCGCGTCTTTGATCAGCGCCATAGCCTCAAGCGTTAAAGTCGTGTCACTCATACCCTCACCTCCCGAAAAGCCTGCCGGGCGGAGCACAGCTCGTCCTCCGCACTCTCCAGATAATTGGTCACGTCGTCATAGTCGGCGTCCTCTAAAAGCTCTTTCCGGACAGCCTTGATGCACAGCTCGATGATTTCGAGCCTCTCCGGAATCGGTCTTTTTGCCATATCACCCTTCCTTCTTAGTCTCAGAAAGTACAATGTCGATGCAAAGATTGCTTTCCGCCGCAGCAAGCGACGTTTTCGCGCACTTAATGTTGGCGACGACTTCGTCGCAGCCCATAGCCGACAATCCCTCTGCGTAGCCGCTCAGCAGTGTGCCGATTTCACCAAGCCGGGCGGCGGTCATAAACTTCAAAGTGTCCTTAACATCCATGTACCTTACTCCTCCGCCTCTGTGTCGAGGTACTCGCAAAGGTCGTCCTTTGCCACATCTAACTCGGCATATGCCTCGTCAAGGCTGCCCGCTATCAGCTCCGTGACATCGCCGTCATCATCGAGCTCGCTCGCGGCTAACTGCAAGGATTTGATTGCCGTCATCAGCGCGTTGACTCCGTAGACCAGCGACAAAACACCGTCCTTCCTCATGCCGCCTCCGTTCTCTCGATCATCGGCAGCACGCCTCTTCGCTTCAGCAAATCGTAGAGGAAAAGCCGGCCTTTCTGTGTCCAGTACATGTGCGTCCGTGCGCCCTGCGAGCCGTCCGGGCGGTTATAGTTCTGTGTCTTGGTCTGCGTGTAGCCGTAGCTCTGGTACTTCGAGTAAAGGAACCACACACCGCTCTGATTGAATTGCACGCCGATGTCGTGCAGCATTTTGTTGAGTGCCTTTGCGCTAAGACCGTAGTCTTTCGCGATCTCCGTGACGGATAAAAGACTCGGGCACTGGAGAATCAGGTCATAGTAGCTTGCCTTCGGTTTAAGCTCTGCAATCTGCTGGTCTTTAACCTTATTCTCGACCTCAAGCGCTTTCCGCGCCTCGCGCTCTGCTTTCAGCGCCAGCAGCGCCCGAATGCCGAGATCCGGATCCGCGATAATGTCGTCAATCGCATAAAGCCCGTGTCTCCGGATAGTCGGAAGCACCTCATCGAAAACCCAGCGCTCAAATCTCTCCGCCGACGGAAGCTTGCTGCTGACGATCAGGCGGTAAACATCGCCCTCGGGGATAAAGCTCATCTGTATTGTCTGCTTAGTGGTCGTCCCGTGCTGGTTGGTCGTCTCGGAGACCCCGTCGCGTTTCACGACACCCTTGCAGTGCCTTGCCACCGCATCCCGGGGGTTGCTGTACCCAAGCGCCCGCGCAACATCTGTTCCGGCGAAGTAGGGCTTGCCGTCGAGCTCCACTGTCCGGACTTCTCCAAACTCTGTGCTCTCAAAGATTTTCAGTTCCTGCATATCTTTCTCTCCTTTTCTCCTGATGCTCCCTCCCCTATACTGTCCTTACAGGGCATTGCCGTGCCCGAGTCTGTAGAGAGGAGATGCTAACAATGGGTAAAAATCAATGGGTTTCGCCCCGTGGCAAGAAGTGGGCCGTTCGCGGCGAGGGTAATTCGCGCGCTACAAAGCTCTGCGACACGCGGGCGGAAGCCGCAGCCTGCGCCAGGAAAATCGCTGAAAACCAGGAAAGCGAATGCATTATCCAAAAGCGCAATGGGCAAATAGCTTCAAAAGACAGCTACGGTAACGACCCTTGCCCGCCTAGGGACAAGGAGCACTAGTTGCTGTAAACCGGTCTGAGCCGCACCCTGTAGCCATCCGCCATATCAATGTCATCTTCTGTGATAGTGGCGATGGTTACGGGGTCTTTTTCGTCTGTCTCGACGATGATGCGCGTCCAACCGCGAATCTCGGGCGGATTTTCTTTTCTCTTTTTCGTGCTCTTACCTCCTTTCTTCGGTTGCGTCTAATGGTGACCGTCCTGCCCTAATTTGTGACTATGCGTGACATTTTTCGTCAAAAAAAATCCAGCTGACCGGCACCTTGAAATATTCTGCCAGTCTTTTCTTGACTTCGTCACGCGGGCGTCGCTCGCCGAGTTCGTACATCGCAAGCGTAGACACGCCAATTTTGCAAGCGTCCGCAACTTCTTTTCTGCTTCGCTGTCCGCGCAAGTCTCTAAGTTTCCCGCCGTAGTCGGTCATTTCCTCACCTCCATTCTTTACTTTTCGTGACAAGAGCATGATAGCACTTGTTACTTTAAGTGTCAACACTTTTCGTGACGAGTTTCTTATTGCTTGCTATCACTTTTCGTGATACACTCTTTTCTAATAAGAGAGGAGGGCAACATGAGCCAATTCAGCGCGATTTTTAAGGCACTAAGGACTGCAAACGGATATACACAGGAAGAGCTTGCAGACAAGCTCGGCATCAATCGAAGTCGCATAGGCATGTACGAGACAGGCCGTCGCGAGCCGGATTTTGAGACTACAGAGCTCATCGCAGACTTTTTCAATGTCGATGTCGACTACCTTTTGGGCCGCACGAGCAAAACTACTATGCTTCCGGAGTCTATGGCGCATGGAGAGCTTCCGCGCTTCCCCAATATTTTCCCTATCAAAACCCGAAATGTCCCGCTCCTCGGTGAAATTGCGTGCGGCGAGCCCATTTTCTGCAACGAAGGGCGTGAGAGCTACATTGCAGCAGGGACGGACATAAAAGCGGATTTTTGCCTCAAAGCCCGCGGGGATAGCATGACCGGCGCGAGAATCATGGACGGCGACATCGTCTTTATTCAGAAAGACGCGCCGCTCGAAGACGGTCAAATTTACGCGGTCGCGATCGACGACGAAGCTACCTTGAAGCGCGTCTACTACGACGCTGAGGATCATATGCTGCAGCTGGTCGCAGAAAATCCGGCATACAAGCCGCTGATCTACACCGGCGAAAAGCTGGACCATGTGCATATCTTGGGGAAAGCGATTGCTTTTCAGAGTGATGTGAGATGAAAAACCCAAATGGCTACGGGACTGTCACCCGGCTTTCCGGAAATCGCCGGAAGCCATGGGTCGCAAAGGAAGGGAAATCCGGCCGGCAAAAACCGATCGGCTATGCTGCCACCAGAGAAGAGGCGCTCATGCTGCTCGCGCAGTACAATGCGGAGCCCTGGGATTTAGAGCGCAGCACGATTACGCTACAGGAGCTATATGACCTCTGGAAAGAGAAACGCGCAGTGAAGCTCGGGCGCAGCAACCGGCGCTCCCTCATCGGCGTATACAAGCACTGTGAGAGGCTTGCACGCACACCGTACAATCAGATTAAAGCCTTTCAGATGCAGGCCTGCATTGATGAGTGCGGGCATGGCTACTCTACGCAGGCTTCAGTAAAAGCGCTCTGGTCGCATCTCGACCGCTTTGCGCTGGAGCTCGATGTCATAACACGGCAGTACTCGACGCTCCTAACCTCCGCGCCCGCCGCCGAGACCACGCGCCGCGCTTTCACCGATGAGGAAGTCGCGCGGCTCTGGGCGCATAAAGGCGAGCCCGGGGTTGACTCGGTGCTCTTTTTTCTCTACACCGGCTTCCGCATCTCTGAGATGCTTGGCATGCGGATTGACGCAGTGGATCTCGAGCTGGGTACTATGACCGGCGGCGTAAAAACCGCCGCGGGCAAAAACCGCGTTGTCCCGATACACTCGAAAATACTGAGTATCGTAGAAGCTCGGGCTGCAGCATCGAAGAGCGGATACCTTTTCGAGCACAACGGCCGCAGAATGTACGCGCCGGAATACTACTCGGTATGGTGGCGCGTCATGCGGAGCGCCGGCATGCAGCACGTCCCGCATGAGTGCCGACATACATTCCGCTCCCGCCTCGACTCCGCCGGGGCAAATCGGGTCTGCATTGACCGCCTCATGGGGCACAAATCCGGAAACACCGGAGAGCGCGTATACACGCATAAAACCATTGAAGAGCTCCGCGCGAATATTGAACTCATAACAAATTAG